GGGCTTCCGGGGTTCCCCGCATCAGTCGCCTGCGGCGACAGCTTCCCCCCAGGGGGAAGCCTTTCCCGGCCCTCATGCCGTCACCTCCCAGGCTTTCATGACCTTGTCGGCCACATACCGGCCAAGCTCCTCGGCATACTGCCGGTTGCCCAGCACGTTCCCGGCGATATTGACGTTGACGGTGACGTTCCTTCCGCCCCCGCCCTGGGCGGCGGCCATGGACACGTCATGGGGGATGATCTGCGTCCCGCTGGGCAGGTTGATGATCTCGCCTCTTCTGCCCTCATTGACGTAGGTGGGCCCGCCCCGCCAGTACGGGGTCCCCGTGGCGTTGTACTCCCGCCGGGACATGTACCCGACAGTATTGGTCCCCCAGCTGGAGCCGCTGAAGCCCAGCTTTTCCATGCCGGAGCTGATTGCGTTGACCAGAGAAACAATGGGCTCAAAAACGCTCATTGCTATTTTCCCAAAGGCGACAAGGCCCTCGCCGACCTTCTTGACCCCATTGCGGAATTTCTCGCTGTGGTTCCAGAGGTAGATAAACCCCGCTGTGGCGGCGGCTACCCCAGTGATTACAAGCCCGATGGGGTTAAGGGCCAACGCTCTGAGTGCCGCACCGAGCCCTCCTGCCGCCTGTACAGACGCTTTGAATCCCATTCTCATCATTTTCAGTGATGGGATCAGTTGTGTGGTAACAAGGGTTGATCCTGTTACTGCTAACCCGAAGGTTTTCATCGCAGTTGTAAGGCCCATCACCGCCCCGGCCACATCTGCCGCGATGGAGATGGCGGAAATTGCTGCCACAACCTTCAGGGTCAGCGGAATCAGCGTATTGGCATGCTGGACCGCAAAGCCCAGCACCGGCTTTATGTAGCCCCAGGCCGTGGCCACGCCGTCCTTCACCTTCGTGATCCCGGCCTTGATGTCCTCCGTGTGATCCGCGATCCAGGTCATGGCCCCCTCGATCTTCGGCGTCGCCTTGTCGATGAGCCCCAGGGCCGCGTTCTGCAGGGCCGGGATATACTGGGCGGCAAAGCCGTAGATCTCACCCTTCAGGTGCATCAGCTTCCCGCCGATCTCGTCCTGGGCCCTGCCCAGCAGGTTTTTCGTCTGGGCGATCTTGCCGGCGTCGGTGTCCGCCAGGGCGGCGTTGACCCCGCCCACGTTGGCCTCCAGGATCTCCGCCATCATGGCGGCTCGTTCCATCTCCGTGCCGGACTGCATGACCTTCTTCTGGTGCTCGGTCATGATGATGCCTGCGCGGCTGAGAGCACCAGTCTGTCCGGTCATTGCTTTTCCCAGCAGGTTCGCAAAACCAATGGCGTCCTCCTGGCTGGCGTTGACGCCCTTCTGCTGGGCGATCAGGTCCGCCAGCCCCGGCGTCAGCTTGGCAAGGGATTCCTCCGTCAGCTGGAAGGTGGCCAGCTGCTGGAGCCCCGCCGTGGTGACGTCTCCCGCCACCACGCCGACCTCCTCCAGCTGGTCCGCCAGGCCCACCAGGCGCTCCTTGGCCGCGTCTGCCGCCCCGGCGCCCTGGGCGATGATGGAGGGCACGTTGGCCAGCACGGCGGCCAGCTTGGTCTCCGCCTCCTCGGCGGCGTTAAAGCCCTCGATGGCGTCGGCGGCAAAGGCCTTGATCCCGGCGGCGGACAGCAGTCCGCCCACCCCGGTCAGAGCCGCGCCGAATTTCAGCACATGGGCGGCCCCGCCCAGAAAGCCGTTTCTTACGGTCCGGCTAAAGCCGATCACGGAGCCGGAGACCTTCCGCATGGCCTTCTCCTGGTCCTTGGTGATGACCCCGCACTCCCGCATGGGCTTCGTAAACTGGTCCTGCAGCTTCAGCAGGATATTGACATTTTTGTTAGGCATACGCACCTCCTAAGCCTTCCCCCTGGGGGGAAGGTGGCACGGCCAAGCCGTGACGGATGAGGGGATCACACGGACAAGGCTTCAAATGCCGCGGCCCTGCGCTCCTCTTCCAGCTCCCAGGCGATGCTGAAAAACATCCGCTCGGTGGGGGAGAGGTTCACCAGCTCCTCCAGAGAGTGCCCCAGGTTCAGGAAGTGGGCGATGAGGGACAGGTCCTCATCGCCCGCGATCAGTTTTTTACCTCGTCCCTCACGGCCCGGCCGTCTCCGTACATCGCCAGGATGGCGGAAACCACCGTGCTGATGTCCCCGGCGTTCTCCCGGAAGACGGCGGGGACGATGTCCGTGGGCGCACCCTTGATGCCGTAGGCTTCCTGGAGCTCCTGGGCGTGGAGGATGGGGCAGAAGGCGTATACAAAATCGAAGGTGGCCCGCATGCCTTCTGCAGCGCTCTTTGCCTCGTTTATGGCCGTGATTCCCTCCTGGTACTCCACCAGGGGCCGCCGGCGGATCTCGATGGTCCCGCCCATACCGGGCACAAAGACCTCAGCCGTCTGCTGGAGAGGCTTCTCCTTCTGGGCAATGAGCTCCGCCAGGGTCAGCTTTCTGTGCTCACTCATGCCGCTCACCCCTCAATCAGTTCCAGGAACTCATAATCTGCAAACTTAAAGGGCACGCTCTCGCTGAGGACGGCCCCGTTCTCCCAGCTGCCCAGGTCAAACTCGTCGAAGATCACGCCGTACAGGACGCAGCGCTGGGCCCCGACCGCGTCGGGATCCGTGACCACCACGTCCAGCTTGATCTCCGGCAGCTGGCCGCTCTTGGCCCCCTCGGCGTAGAGCCGGGCGATGCGGCTGTTGACCTTGTGCAGCTCCAGGGTGCCGGAGCCGGACCAGCCCATGTACCGGTACTCCTTTCCCAGCTTCCCGTTGATGTCCAGCTCCTCGGTGTTGACGGTGGCCTTGGCCTCCACGCTCCGGGCCTCCGCCAGCTTCTCGTTGTTCAGCCAGGCGCTGCAGAAAGAGCCCCGGATGATCTGGTTGTTGATGTTGCTTCTAGGCATCGCTCACACCTCCTCAGCCAAGATAGACGGTCATGCGGAGATCCTCCATGGCGTCCTGGATCCGGATGGTGGCCGTCACAAAGACGTAGCTCTTGTACGTCTTCTTCCGGACATACCCGTCGTCCTGATCCGCCATGGACTGCCCCTCGGCCTCCCAGGCGGTGCGCATGGCGTCCACGTCGATGTCCGCCTTGGAGTAGTCCGCCTCCAGGATGCCCTCGGTCTCCAGCTGCCGCAGATAGCCCAGCACGTCCCCCACAAAGAGGGCCTGATGGTCCGCGCTGTTGCGGCACTTGGACTGGTAGAAGTTCTTGAAGGTCCGGACGATGTCCTCCTGGATGATATCCATGGCCTCCACCACGGCGATCTTCGTCATGTCCTCGGTGAGATCTCCGGTGATGGTCTGTAGGGTGGTGACGCCCCGGGCGATCCGGATGGTGTCGTCGTCCAGATACAGGGCCATCTGCCCCAGATCCACCGCGTCCCCGGGCTCCACCACGGAGCCGGAGACGGTATAGTCCGCCACGGCCGCCAGGTCCTCCAGGGCGTAGTTGGTGACGGATCTGTCCATGGGGCAGGCCGCCAGGATGCCCGCCAGCCGGGGCAGGTACTCCACCATGGGGGTGGCCGCGGCCTCTCCCGCCAGGGTCACGGTGGGGTTGCAGGCGCTGACCACGTGGATGTCGTCGGCCTCCACCTGGTACACCAGGGCCTTGGCCTTCCGCACCCGCCGGGAGGTGTTGACCTCCTTGACGTAGTCGGCCAGATCCTCCTGCATATTGGCGTAGGGGGCGCAGATCCAGTTGAAAGCCACGCTCCGCAGCAGGGGCTTGGCGTCGTCCACGGTGCCGGAGGCCCCCAGCCGCACCACGATGACCTTGGTAGGCCCGGCGGTAAAGGCTCTCGCCAGGATCTTATAGTTCGCGGCGGAAAAATCGGAGGCCTTGACCTCCTCCAGCCACTTGTACTCCTTGACGCTCCAGGTCACCCCGCTCGTGGTGTCCCGCAGCAGCACGCAGAGATACCCCCCGGCAGACCGCCGGGAAGCCGTCTCCGCCAGTTTCTTAAACGTAACAGTAATTTCGGGCAATCCCATTTGATCACTCCTTTGCCTTGCAGAGTTCTGTCCGCCCGGCGGACAGAATCAAATCCAATTCGAAAAAGTGGCGGCTCCGCCGTCGCTTTTTCACTTCTCGCCCGGCAAGTGTGCGAGCGCAGCGAGTGCGCGCGCCGGGTGCCGGGAGGGGGTCAATGGGGGAAACATTGTCCGGCCCCCGTCAGGGGGCGGCAATGGTGCCCCCATTCATCTCCAGCGTATCCATGAGATTGGGGTTCTCCTCCTCCCCGTCGGGGGCTTCCTGGAACCACTCCACGGAAAACGTGCAGTAGAGGGCCATATCTTCCCGCACGGGGTCAAATTCGACCTCCTCGGCCACCAGGTGAAACTGCTCGTCCACCCGGATGGGCCTCTCCAGGGCCTCTGTGAGGGCGGCCTGGGCCCGGAGCAGGTCGATCCACCCCCGGTCCGTCCGGGCGGCAAACCGCACCAGCTCCAGTTCCGCCGTCTCATGCCGCAGGGCGCCCTCCCGGCTCACATCGCTGTAGAGCAGGGAGAGCTTGGTGCAGGGCCGCGGAAAGCCCTCCTTCAGGTCCTTGGTGACGGGAGGGGCCCCGAAGACCGTCTCCGCCGTCCGGGACACCGCCCGCATGACGTCCACAATGGTGATCATCCAAAGCCCCCTTCCCGCAGCACCTCATCCACCAGCTTCGAGGCGTCCTCCGGCATGGTGGCTTTCATGGATCTGACGGTTTTTGCCGCCGGGTGCCGGC